CTGGGCGCCATGGGAACCATCATCCGCAAACGGCAGGCCGCCGTGATGGGCGGCTCGGCATAGGTGCCGGCCAAGAGGGGACCAGAAGATGCAGAGTTGGACGTCCGATACCCCCACGGGGCCCTACCGCAATAACTTCCTTTCCGAGCAGCTGTACGAGGCGAGCTTCGAGAAGGCGGAAGTGATCCTCTGGGTGGAACCTGTCGAAGGTTCCGGGAAGAAGCGGGGGGATACGGTCAACCTCTTCACGATGACCGGCCCCGACGAGACCGACGACGGGGCGCTGGCGGAGAACATCCGCATCCCCGAAGTGCCGACGCCGATTAGTGCAGCGTCATTTTTAATCCGCGAGTTCGGCAAGGCGGTCACGTGGACCAATATTTGGGACGATTGGTCGAAGTACGACCTGCCGGCATTCGTCAAGAAGCGCTTGCGCGAGAACATGCGGCTGACGCTCGACCGGAGCGCCGGTAACGCCTTCAAGTCGGCGTCCATTACCTTCGAGGCCACCGCCGCAGGCACCGGGACCTTCGACACGACCGGCACGCCCTCGGTGGCGCAGGCCGCCGCGGTGGGCGTCACGCATCTCCAGCTGATCCGCGACTATCTCTACGGGACGCTCAAAGCCCCGTATTTCGGCAACGGGGACGCCTATATCGGCATCTTCAACTGGGCAACGACCCGGTCGATCCGCACGGACCCGCTCTTTAAAGAATACTATGTGCTCGGCCACCCCGAGAAGCTGCAGCGGGGCGAAATCGGCGTCGTGGACAACATCCGCGTCGTCGAGACGAACCACGACACGGTGCTGCAAGTGGTCGTCTCCGGTGGAGTGAACCTGGGTCAGGGCCTGGTCTTCGGCGACGAATCGGTGGCCTTCGCGGAGGCGCAGACTCCCGAGCTGCGCATGAAGATCGCGGACGACTACGGTAGGTCTCTAGGTTGCGCGTGGTATGGACAGCTAGGTTTTGGCGTCTTCCATCCGAATGCGAACGCCCGCGAGGCGCGCATCGTCCGCGTCACCGGCAACAACTACGCGACGCCCTAGTTTGATAGCAAGGAGCGACCATGGCGATTGATGCGGGCACTACCATTTGGAGTTCGCCAGCCGCAGGCGTCGGCACGACGGATGCGTCGGCGGCCATCGCCGGCAACGTGACCTCCACGGGCGCGAAGGCGAGTTTCCTCGCGGCGCAGCCGATGGACGTCTACGAGGTGGGCGCAGTCATCGGGACGGCCACGGCGGCGACGACATACAACTTCGAAGTGGCGGTGGAGGAGAAGATCGGCGGCACATTCTCCACGACCACGATCAGCCCGTCGAACTACGCGCTGGTCACAGGTCCGGCCGCCACGGCGATCCCGGCCGGCTCGACGCTCAAGAAATTCGTCAAGATGCGCGTGCCGAAGGGCGGCGTGCTGCGGTTCAACGTGTTGGCTACCGCGCCGGCATCGGGCACCGCGATGCTCTACGCCATCGTGGCGCCGGCAGGCGCCCCGGTGATCGGCATCCAGGCCGGCTCCGGTGGACTGGGGAGCCAGTCGCCGCCGGCCACAAACGAAATCCTGAGCACGACCTAGGATCCATCCATGGCCAATATGCTCAGCAGCGACGTGGCCTATACGCCGCTCGGGGGCGGCACGGCGACCAGCGGACCACAGATCGCGCAGGAAGTGGGCGCCCCGGGTCGCGTCCGCCGGCAGTTCAAGCTGACCTTTCCGGCCGTGAACCAGGATTATCCCGCCGGTGGCATCCCGCTGCTCAAGCAGAACTTCGGCTGTCCCCGGTCGATCGTGAGCTTGAAGGTCATGGGCCGCACGCTCTCCGCGGGGGCCACGAACCCGATGTACGAGTGGAACGGCGACCCGAATACGCCGAAGCTGATCGCGCTGGTGCAGGGCGGCGCCGCGGCCGGCGCGGCGATGCAGGAATCCGCGCTGACCGGCGTCACGGTCAACTCGCAGAACGTCTTTGTCGACGTGGAGGGCTACTGATGCCCGTCCTCGAAGACGTCAACGTCATGGAGATGGACCGCGCGACGTCCAAGCTGGAGGAGGTCCGCGAGAATCCGACGCGGACGTTCGTCAGCATCCCGCTCGCCCGCGGCGCCGACGGCGTCGAGCGGCCCATCGGGACCGCCGGCTATTACACCTGGCAGAACGGCTACTGGTTCGACACGGGTGGCAACCACATCGCCGACGAGAGCCAGGTGCCGCAGTTCGCCCGGGACGAGATCGCGGCGAACCGCCCTGTCGGGCGCATCACGCGCGGCCCGCAGGTGACCTGGTCCTGCCAGTTCTGCGGCGAGACGATGAACGCGTCGGAGTCCAACGACCACCTGATCAAGCACATGAATGCTACGCTCGAGGCTGCCGGGACCATCGCGCCCGCCAAGGATAGTGAGCTCGAGCGCCCGATCAGCGCGAAGAACACCCACCGCGGGGCCTGATGGCAAACGGCGACGTCTTCCTGACGACGACCCGCCAGATGAGCGCCCTGCTGCTCGATGCCGCAGACGGCACGCAGCTGAATAACGGGGCGTGGGTGGATTGTGGCGCCTACGCCATCGGCGCCGTGTCGGTGGACGGCGTCGCGACCCTGGCCGTGATCACCATCTACGGCAGTAGCGCGGTCAACAAGCCGTCCAACGCGACCAACACGGGCACGATCTCGGTCACGGGAAACCCGACCACGGCAGCGACCAATCCCACCGTCCCGATTCCCGCCCTGCCCCGCTGGATCAAAGCCGGGATCACCACCGTCGGCACCGGCACCGTCACCGTCACGTTCACCGGCCGGGTAGCGTAAGCCATGGCGACGTCTGGTCGCGCGATCTTCCAGGCGCACGTCGATGGCGTCCTGCCCGAGTCGATCCCCATTGACGAGCAGTGGACGCTCACGGGCGCGGTGCTCGAGATCCGCTCGAGCGTCACCCTTGCCAACGGGGACAACACCATCACCATCCCGAACGGGACCAAGGTGATCGACTTCACGCCTCCGACGACGAACGCCAACGCGCTCAAACTGAAGCAGACCGGCACGGACTCGGGCTTCGTGCTGCAGCCGAACATGCCGAACATCTTGACGTGGTCGAGTGGCGGCCTCGTCATCAATGCGGGAGGCAGCACCCCGGGCTGTCGGTTCGTCTTCCTCGCGTGACCCATGGCCTACCTGACGACCGGCGCGGACCTGAAGGCCGACGCGCTGTTTCTTGCTGGCGAGCCCGGGGATGGGACGTCGACCTATGACAGCCGGGTCTACGAGTGGCTGACCGAGATCCAGCGGAAGATCATCAGCGGCGGGACCCTGCTGAATGCCACGATGCCGGCCGCGGATTGGTATTGGGCCCGGGCATGGCCCCGGGGGGCGATCCAGCTCGTCCAGCCGTACAACCAGTTCGGCAATGACGCCTCCGCGAGCTTCACGACCGGGAGCACGACCGTCACGCTGAACACCGTCGGGGCTGATCTGCCCGATCTGGCCGGCTACCGGATTCTGCGCTCCGATACGCCCGCGCGACACCTGATCAACCAGATCATCAACGTGCCAGGGTTCTTCAAGACCGTGCTGCTGCGGGAACCATGGACCGGCGACACCGTCAGCGATACCAACTGGCTCGCCTACCCCGATACCTACCAGCTCCCCGAGGACTTCGTCCGCGGCTCGTCGCCACTCTTCCTCTATGCGTTCCCGTCGAACCTGCCGACGACGCAGACGATCGACGTCATCGACCCCGTGGACCTGGAACGGATCTACCCGCAGACGTTCCCGTGGGGCGGCAATTCGAACGCCACCGTCACCGGCAGCGGCCTCCCCGTCTTGGCCGCACGCGTCACCGACAGTCGCATCCGGTTCAGCCACTTTCTCAACAATCCCAATGCAGCGGGAGGGACACAGGTCGAGTTCGAGTACATCCGCCGGCCTGCGGTCATCGCCGACGGTGTGATCCCGGTGATCCCGATCGAGCATCGCCGCATCCTGTCGCTCGGCTGTGCCGCCCTGATCCTGAACGACAAGGGCGACACGAAGCAGACCGAGAAGGTCACGATGTTCACGGCGCAATACAGCGCCTTGCGCGATGAGCACGCCCGGGACATGCGGCGGATGTCGTCGCGCTGGGGCGTCGTCCAGCCGCCGCGCTCGAGCGGCAATCGCGCCATTCTCCTGACCGAGACAGGTCTTCCAATTTACGTCTGGTAATCTCGCCGATGGCCCAGATCGGCAATCCCATCATCTACCA